AATTACTATGAAAAAATATGCAGATTATGTAAATGAACAATGTGCATTAGCTTTGAATGAAAATACTTCGCAGATTGGTAAGACCGATGTATTTTCTGGTTCTTCAGCTATGGGTCCGCATCATCACGAATATTGGATTTTTGATGAAACTGGCTATGGCAGAACTAGCGATGCATTAAACGAACCATCAAATATCAATAAAGAAACTCCGATTACTATGGTCGGTGGTCACGTTCACTTTATTAAGGATGGTGTTTGCCAGCCAGTCGGCGACGGACATACTCACCAGTTGCTTCCGCCTACCAAGGTTGGTCCAGATACTGAAATTTTCAGTTGTTGCAAATGCGGAAGTCATGATGATGTTCCAGCACCTGCTGCTGTTTAATAAATAAATTTTTTAAATAAAAAAACCGGTTTTAAAACCGGTTTTATTTTTTATTCTCTTGCAAAATTATCTACAGTCGCTGATATATTAAATGTTAATTCATTTTTATAATATCCTAATGCAGAAGTATATATTAATTGTTTTACTTCATAACAATTAGTTGCAGCAGTATATGATGCATTATGAAATTGTTTCATAACTTCAAATTCCGTTCTTTCACCTTCATTAGCACTATATTTAATTGGAATTTGTGTATTATTTAAATTATTATACAAATAAGATTCTTTTACTGAGTTTTCAAATGTAAATGCAGGATCATCAGCTAAAAAATATGCAGAAAGTTTACTTACATAAACTGGTGTATTCGGATCTAATTCGTCTGAATCTGGTATAAAAAAATCAGTTTCAATATTATCTGCACTAAGATAAGTATTTACATATATTGAATCATCAGTATTATATGTTATATTATGTTTTACCATATTTTCATTAGAAATTTCTGGATATGTATAACAAGAACGTGATATATCATTTGGTAAAATTGGATCTGGTACAGATGGGTCGTATTTTTCTATATTTGGATCTCTTATAATTCTTGGATATAATGGTGCATCAATTTCAATAGAGGTTAAATCATTAGCACCTTCGCCAACACCATATCCACAAACAATTTTTACTCTACAATTATTAAATCCGATATATTCATCACTATCAGGTTGACGAGATCTTGGAATCAAATAAACATCTAATTCATTATTTGCTGCTAAAAACATAACAATGCCTTTATTATTAGATAAGTTTGATTCCATATAAAAATTAAAATCTGGACATCCTGTTCTTAATCCGAAATCACCAAAAGAAATGTCTTTTGGATAACCTTCTACTGGTATAAGTTCTCTACTTTCTCCAGTAGTCAATTCTAATATGTTTACATCATAATTATCTAATGCAAAATATGAGGTAACATCATCATCAAATATGACTTTTGCAATAAATTTAGTATCTGTGCTGCAATCTTCAATTCTGAAATTCATATATTATTTATATTAAAAAAAGATACCCCGTAAGAGGTATCTTTTATTTTAATGTTTAAATTTATTAACCTTCAGTAACAGTAACTGTAGAACGGTTAATAATAATCTTAACGTCGATAAATTCGATTGCGCTTGTCGGGTAGACAATGATATTGACGTTCATGATTGTTGGATCTTCAGGGTCAGCAGTTACGCTTAACTGATATCTGTCAATACCTTCTGCAGCCTTAACCTGTTGCAAGAATGAATCGATATCGTTTCTAGCAGAAGCACGAGTGTTAACACTGTTCTGCATGAAGAGGTAAGGAGTCATCTTGTTTTCAAGACGTTTTTCGATAAAGTTCATACAACGACGAACGTTAATTCTGTTGAGCAAGCTGTTCTTCTTGAGAGCAGTCTTTTGACCCCAAAGAACAACACCATAGTTACCGCAGTCACGTGTGGTGTTAACGTTATTGTCATAGAGAGAACCGATTTCATCGTCTGTCAACTTGAGCAACTGACCGTTGGTGTAGTTGATTGTACCACGTGCAACGCCTGCAGGTGCCATCCATGGGTATGCGTAAGTATCGCAATAAGCCATTGCACATGCACCAGCAACAGACTTAGGTAAGTAAATCCATGCTGCGAGAGTGCTGTTATAATACTTGTCATAACCACCATATTCTGCTACGTAAGAAGCATTGTTGAAGCTGAACATCTTAGATTCGGAAAGCATCTGCTTAGCAGTCTTCGGCATCTTAGAAGTAACCTGAACAACACCAATATCCATAGTTCTTGCTGCAGCAATCTGAGCAATCTTTCTCTGGTGAGCGTTGTAACGCTGACGACCACTAAAGGTGTCAATTGCATCAACGTTGAAGAGAATATCGAACGGTGCACGACGTCTGTCAGCATAAAGTGCTAATGCAGCAGTCTTTTCAGAAATGTTATTCTTTGTAGAATTCTTACCACCAGTCAAACCGTAAATTGCGAAAGTCTGCTTTGGCTGTGCAAACTTACCGTTTGCCTTAACAGCATCAGCAACAGAGCTACGAGAAATATAGATGTAATCAGAGTGACCGTTAACAACAACTGGGGCATACAAGCTGTTACCTTCGTTGTCCTTAGCATATGGGTCAGTAGAAACCCACCAAGATTCAACTGGATCCTTAACTAATGCATCCATACCGTAACCCCAAGCAGCTTCAGCAGTCTGAGTCTTGGACTTGATATAAACGTTAATTCTAAAGACTTTCTTCCAAGTCAAGTTCATTTCGTTTTCATCATATGGACTTGTATCATTATTGACCTGATCTTCATCGTCATATGCATACTTCCAGTTAAATGCATTCTGGTGATTTAAAGATGGAATTTCAGAACATTCTGTGGTAATGATAGAAATACCAATATCGTCACCATACTTACCAGGACCGATAGATGCAATAACCAACTGGTCGTCGAAGTTAGACTTATACTTTTCAATATCGCCGTTACCCGGTTCATCTTCAGCTTCAGTTCTGATAGTATAACCATCTGCATATGTCTTATCGACAGAATTGAAGATGTAAGAAGAAGGCTGAGCAACAATGTTATTCATTGTGATTGGAGCGATTTCATCGTTCTTGTCAGCATCATAATAGAAAGTATTTTGTAATGGAATGCTTACGAAATCTAAGTTTTCAGCAATATATACTGGCATCTTTGTGAGAGTGTTTTCACCCTTTGCAGCATATAACCAGAATAAGTAGTTTTCGATGTGGTCATCATCACTGATTACATCTGGTTTTTCCTTAACAATCTTTTCAACGATTGCATTGTTAACTGCATCATAGTACTTCAAGTAGTTATAGTTGTTAATATCAGAAATATCGTTACAGCTATAAGCATCCATCATGTCAATAATGACCTGCTTTGGAGTACGTTCGGCAACTTCTTCATTGCCATACTTCTTGCTCTTGCCTTCAGTAGACTGATACATTGCAGAAACAGCAGAACACATATAAGTGAAGTTCTTATTTGTTGGTTCATTATCATCGTCGAAATCTTCGAGAGTTTCAGGTCCGATGATTGCAAAGAATGGGTCAACGCTGAAGAATTCAGTATACTTCAAGCCAGAAACCTGAATGTTGTTTTCTTTAAAGGTTTCGCTATCAACATAATAGGTCTTCTTAATATCTGGATCGTCCCAGTCCATAATTTCCATACGTTGTGCATCGGTATAACCATAGCCCTCAGCGGATGGATTATCCCAAGAACCAGAGAAGTTACCAAAGAAAACTTCGTCATTGAAGATCTTATTATATTCAACACCTGTGGTTGTCCAACCAGAAACTGCAGAATATTCACCATAGAACTGGATATTTGTGCCAACCTTATTCAAAGTTGCAGAAGCTGGGACGAAAACGCTAGTCTTATACATGCCGTTAACACGTGTAACACTACATTCTGCACCGATTGCAGAACCAGATTCCCAAGCATCATCAGTAAGCATTAATTTGCTTTCTAATCTTGCATTGTTACCCTTAGCATCAACATAAGATGGGTAAATGATGTGCTTACCTTCTTCAACAATGTTACCTTCCCAACCTTCATTGGTTTCATAACCAGTTGCCGGATGTGCCTTATAAACAATATTGTCTTCAGTTTCAGACAAAATGTCGCTAAATACACCGCGGAAAGCAGACTGTCTTAAAGCAAAACCGAATGGAACTGCTGTATCACCACTAGTTCCATAATATTCCCAAGCATTACCAGAAACCATGCTTTCGATGTTGGTAACTGTGTCCAATGGAGACAAGAGCTTAAGAACGTTATCGCCTTGGTTATTTGTGTAAATAAACTTTGCGGTATCTTTAGAATTGTTACATGCAGTAACTGGAGCATCTTCATAGGTGAACTGAATCTGTGAATACTGTTCATCACCCATGGTTGCACGGACTGCATACATCTGTGTAGAATTTGCAAAATAGTTTTCTGCAGCAAAGTGACCATAGTCGGTCAATGTCTCTGGCTCACCGAAAATTTCTGTAAATTCACCGTAGTTTTTTGTAACTACACGCTGGTTAACTGGGCCTTTATTGGACTTCATGACGATAGCGCCAATACCCATGCCCGGATCAGCTTCTGAACGAATGGTATTATCGATTTCTGTAAATCTTATACCAGGAACTGAATACTTAGCCATTATTTCTCCTAATAAATATTATAAACTTTTGATTTTTTATTCACTTAAATATAAACCGATATATTTATTTATAGCAAATATCCGTAAATTTTAGGATTTATTTATTCCAAATATTTTTAATTTTATTTTTTATAAATAATAAAGAATATAAAATTTATAAAGGAGAAAACCTATTATGGCTGAAGCAAAAAAATTTGATACTAGCATGAGCGTATGGGGTAAATTAGCTAATTTACCTGACCTTGCAAAGGCTTATCTATTCCAGGTTAGATTTTTCTATGATACGGAATCGCCATTGGCTCATCTTTTGGATGCCGATGACCTTATGATTAAAGCAAGAACTGCAACATTACCACAGAAAGAATTTGGTGAACTCGATACCCAATATATGGGAACCAAGCTTCTTTATCCTGGTAAGGCTACCATTAGCGGTACTTTTGATATTCAATGGGATGAATTCCAGGATACATCAATTTCTGAAGCACTTCATCGTTGGTCCAACCTTCTCATGAACCAAGGTATTCAGGATGATATTGGTGGTTCTTCCAACAATATTACAGGTGGTGCTTTCTCAAACTATGCATCCCAGTATTGTGCAACTGTAGAAGTTTGGCTTTATGATTCTACACTTAAAAATCTTCTTCCATTAAAGTGGAGACTCTACCGTGTATGGCCAAAGACTGTTCAAAACGTCTCCCTCGACCAGAATGGCGACTCCAAGATTACCAGAAGCTGCACATTCAGCTATTCTACATTCGAAGTTATCTATACCTAATAGATAAAATACAGAATTTAAAAAACCGGTCATTAAAACCGGTTTTTCTTTTATATTCTAAATTTTCTATTAGAAACCTAAATCACTTCCGCCACCTTCAGCATCAGGTGCTGGACCACCTTCAGCCTGTGCAGCTTCTGCTTCTTCTCTCATCTGTTTAATTTCAGATTCAAGCATCTTATTATTCAAAAGAATATCCTGTGTAGACATACCGAGAATCTTCTCCATGAAGAATTGCTTAGAGAAAATCGGAGCAAGTTCTTCAGCACCTGGTTTGATGTTAGAAGAAGTTGGAAGGAACTGAGAAAGAGTACCAATAACAGAACCGCGTTTTTCAGCAAGGTTCAAGTCACGCATTCTTTCAAAGTCAGTTGCTGGATGCAAATCGATATTATACAAAGCCTTATCAAGGAACTTTTCCTTATAACCGCGAACTCTCAAATGAACGAGGTAAACTTGCTTAATAATATCTGCAAATCTTCTTCTTAATCTTCTATTAACTCTCTGGAAGGAAACTTCTTCGTGATTAGCCTGATCAATACCAGGATTATAAGAAGCACCACCAACTTCATCAGATTTCCAACGTGCCTGAGGAATAAACATACCGTCCATAACCTGCTTCTGGAACATCCAAACATCCTGGAGCTGACCATCAAAAGTAGAACCAGATGCGAAAGTTTCAACTGTAGAACCGTTACCAGAGTCATCCTTCTGGAAGAAGAAATCTTCAGTCATTGCTTGAGTATTCTTAACAGCGTTGACCATACCAGTAGTATTATCAATAGTCAAATTCTTACGATACTTATTTCTAATTTCCTGAACATAAGCTGCAGCATCAGTTCTCGGCATTCTACCAGTATAAATGTTAAATACACGGTGTTCAGTTGCACGAGTGATACGATAAACAGTCAAAGCATCTTCAATATTTCTTAATTGGTTCAATGGTCTGATAGAACGTTCCAAATGACCACGAATATCGTTTCTGTTTGTCCAAATTAACGGATATCTGACATAAGCAACTTGGTTAGGAAGGAACTTCTTAATTTCAGAAGTCTTATCCTGTGCCTGATTAAGATAATTAATGTTTTCAATATAACCATTAATATTATCAGAATCCTTGTCATAAATTACGAGCATTGCATAAGGGGCTAAAGTATTAATGCCGACAACTTTATCACCTGCATCATTTAAACAAATTTCCCAGAAAAGTTCGGCATCAACAAGCCATTTATAATAATAATCCCAAATATTTTCTTTACCAATA